TCATCTGCGAATGGCAGATCATCACCCTTGTTGTCCTTACCTTCCTCTTCGGTCTTCTCCTCCGGCTTCGGTGTCTCTGGGAACTCCAGGCCGAACAGGTTGAGCATGGCCTCGCGGTTCTTCTCCTCGTTAGCCCACAGCTCCGAGTGGTCGTGAATCTCGAAAGCCTTGGCCAGCACGAACACCTTCTTGTTCTTGTCGTAGGTGTAGATGGCATAGTAGCCAGCGAGGGCGATACAGAACGTCTCTTTCGATGAGAGGGCAACCTCTCGTGTTCCGGCCTTGACCTCTGCGGCATACTTGGCTACCTCTGCGAGGATGGAGTCGTAAGCCTGTTCGGCACGCTTCTTCATAGCCTTGATTTCCTCCAAGGTTTCTTCGAGGTTGAGCTTGCGCTTGGGCACCTCGTTCTCCTGCATCACGCAGTACTCCTCTCGGATATTGCGTATCTCGAAATCGTCCAGCTTTCGCATGACGGTCTCACCGCTTGGGAACGTGGCCACGAAGTTATCGCCCACGAACTTGATAATCTCGGCTGAGTTTTTGAACTTCTTGGCACCATTGGCCTGTGAGAAATCCAACTCGGCAGGGAACAACTCTTTCACGAACTCTGGGAGTACATACTCCACGTTTTCGGGCTGATAGCCCTTCAAATCTGCATACATAGTCTTACTTTTTGATGGGTGAATTACTTGTTACAAATCCTCGCAATGAGGGAACGGTTCTCCATTCTCGACAGCTGGTAGCGGAGGTCTTGGATGGTTTCCTCGTTCTCAGACAGTTTCTTCATGAGGCTATCCAGCTGCTCCTTCTTGTACTTCTCCAGTTCCTCGTCAAAGAGGCCCTGCTTGAAGTGCTCATAGACCTCGGCCTTGACATCATCGAAGCCCTTGTACTCCTTCTTGTCGCTGACAAGGAACGGAATGAGGGGGTGCTTCTTGATGCTGATGCAGCGCACCTGGCCTTCCTTGGCCATACGCTCAATCTCAGCCTCATGTTCTTCCTTCAGTTTACTGATCTCGTTCTCGAGTGCGTCAATCCTTTCCGACTTGGTGCTGATTGACTTCTGCAGAGCGTCGTAGCTCGACAGCTCCATTCTTACTTCTTGCATTTTCTTAAACTTTTATTAGGGTTACAAATATTCTGCATACTGCTCCATCTGCTGCTGTGCCGCAAACAGGGCTTCTGTCTCGTTAGGGGATGGAATATAGAGGCCTGCCACAGCGGAACTCCAGTTGCGGAACCGCTCGATGGCGGTGGTCATTTCCGCTGTGTCAAGGTCTCTGCTACTCCTCAGTCGTACTACCTTCTGACCGCGCCTGTTCACCCTCTCAACCTCGAAGATGTCCTTGTTCAGCTTGCGCTTGAAGATGTCCTGCTTGACCTCATCGATGGAATACCCGAACTCCGAGGCATAGTAGCCGAGGCACACATGCAGGTAGGCGTTCTGACTCGATGAGCGTTGTCTGTGCTTCTTCTTCACCTCGACGATGCCGAGGGGAGCTTTCATGCACTCTTGATAGACCTTGTTGCAGTACTCCTTGAACTGCTGGGCTTCATAGGGGTTGTGGAGGTTGAACACTGCCATACTTACTTCAGAATGTAGTTAGCGAAATGCACTGGGTTGCCCGTGATGCGGCTGACCGATGAGGTCATTTCCGTCACGATGTTATGGCCCTCGTCACGCAGGTTCTTTATCCTCTGTGCCAAGGCATAGCAACCGTATTCTCTCAATGCCGTCAGAGGCTCGATGCTTCCGAAGTTCTTCAGATGGGTAAGTATCATGCTCTTCTGAGTTGGTTTACCTTCCTTCTCCATAGCGTCAAAAGGGTAAGTCGTCATTCTCTACTGCTTCACCGTCCTCTCCTGTCTGTGGAGGAAACGGCTGTGCCTGCTGAGGAGCCGGCTGCTGACCAGTGGGAGCTGTCTGAGGCTGATACTGGCCCTGTTGCTGTTGCTGCTGTTCTGCAGGCGCAATCCTAAAAGCGCTGATGGTAGTGAAGTACTTTACCTCTCCAGTCTCTTGATCGGCATACTTCGCTCCCTTCAGAGAGAAATCAACGGTCAATTTCTGACCTATCTGGAACTGTTCGATGAGCGTGCAGTTGTTACCGCTCAGCTCAAGCTTGGGGTGGTTCTCCCACGGTTCTCCCGTGTCGGGGTTGTAGCGCGTGCAGTCGAGCACGAACTCCCTGCGATAGAAGGGCTGGCCACCGTTCTTTGGAGTGCGGGCGATTGTCTCGCCCACAAGCTCCAGCTTACCTGTTATCTGAAATGCCATTTCCAAAAATCTTTTCGTTGGTTATCTTGTCTCGGTTGTTCTCCAGGAACTCGATGAGCCGTTCACACTGCTGGGTGAGCATCATGCGAGCCTGCTCATGGTCATAGGTGTAAACCTCCTTGTACTGAGTGCCTGTGATGAGAGGAGTCCTGCCCGAACCGCCCTTCAGCAGATAGATGGTGTACTCGAAAGACTGCACATCATTCATCATTTCCGACTCAATGAGCGTGAACGGATAGGCATAGCGCTGCCACTTCTTCTGAAAGTCGCCAAAGGTGTACCGCTTCGTAGTCTTGGCATCGAATACCTTCATCATTCTGAGGTAGTCGATATAGCCGTGTATCTCCACGACACCCTTGGAGGTCTCGAGGTTGGCCTTCGTGTAATACTGGCAGATGGAACCCTTGAAGTAGTCCGCTGCCTCAAGGCAGAAGTCCTTGTCGAAGAAGAACTCGAAGCCGTCGATGCCCACATAGATGAAGGTGACTCCAATCTTCTTGAACTCCTCCATGCTCGGCTCCGGCCTAAGCGTCTCTGGTACGACATTCTTGCCGAGGACATCAGCCTCGTAGCAAAGCTTGCTGAGACGTGCCTCATACAGGTCCTCGCCCTTGCGTATCGTCTTGATGATGATACCCTCCTGCGGCTTCCGCTTCATGATAAGGCAGTCCAGTATCTCGTTGAACGCTGTCCCCTTGCTTGCCGCCTCGGATGGAGGCATGGGAACCTTGTTCACCTTGTCAAGGAACTCCTGCTTCAGAAGAGCGTCCACCTCCTCCTCGGAGTAGTGGAGCGTCTCTTCTGTCTCATTCCAGTTTAGGTGCCATGCGCCTGTCTCATCTTGGTAGAAGTAGTCCTCTGCCTTGGTATCGACCATGCGCTGGAAGGCATCCAACAGGGATGGAGAAAAAGCATAGTTAGGCTGCAGCGTCTTCATAGGTCTTCGTCTGAGCGTTCCACTTCAGCTTCAGCTGCTCTACCTTGCCCTTGAACAGCTCACGGGCACGAACCTTGCTGTCCCAAATAATCTCGGTGGTGGCGATGGCCTTGGCGAACTCGTTGGCCGACTTGGCATCGGTGATGTTCTCGATGGCCAGCTCAATCTCCTCCAGCAGCTCATTGTAGCGCTTACGGGTCTCTTCGATCTTCTTCACGTTGGCCTCGTAGTAGGTGAACACCTTCTGCAGGGTGTCGTTGGCCTGGGTCACGTTGCCCTTCTCATCGACGATGACAGGAATCTTCTGCCATGCAGGCAGGTTGCAGGTGTTCTTGGCATAGAACTTCTCCTGTGGAGTCCAGTACACGGTACGGTCGGAACCGACAGCCTGCACATAGCCCACGAGGTCAAGCTCCTTCATGAGGTCGCCAGCGGAAGAGCCACCGATTTCCGGACGGACGATCTTCGTCTCACCATCCTTGTCCTCACGCTCATGTGCCACGAAGACGATGTTCTTTCCCATCATGGCCACCTCTCTGAGGAAGTTCACGAACATCACCTTACGGGCACCATAGCCCTTCAGAGAGAGGGAGCCGTCACGCATACGCATCTTCGAGTCGTTGCGCATGATGAAGTCCGACATGAAGTCGAGCATCTTGCCTGCGGTGTCGATGATGATGGTGTTGCAGGGAACCTCTCCGCTCTTCAGCTCCTCGAGAGCCTGCAGGGCCTCTTCCCAGTTCTTCACTTGCAGCGTCGGACACTGGAACGCTACGTTTACTCGCTGTACTCCACCGTCGAAGTCGAACAGGACGGGATTGGGAGCACTCAGTGCCATTGTTGACTTGCCGATACCCGGCTGACCATAGACCAGCATCTTGATGGTCGTTACAAACTCTAATTCGCTTGGTTTCTTAAATAAACTCATTGCTCTTGAATTTAGGAATTAAACATATAGAAAACTAAAACAAATGGTTCTTGTTCGCGTACTGGATGAACTCGCTCTTCTCGTGGATGCCCAGCTTGGAATACACCGACTTGATGTGGTTCTTCACCGTGAATGGCGAGAGGTACAGCCTGTCGGCCACCTCGTCATTGTTGCATCCCTCATAGATGAGCTTCATAACCTCCAGCTCTTTCTTAGACAGGGCCGAGTTGAACTTCGGCATACATACCTTCCCTTCGAGCTTGCACTCTCCGCGAAGCGGACATTCCACCTTCTCGAAGCAGAAGGACAGGGATGGCTTGCAGTCCTGCTCAGCCGTGTCTAACTTTCCGAAGTTGCACTTACAGAAGCGACGGGCGATCAAGAAGCGGTACCTGCTTACGCTCATGGCAGCTTTCTGATAGTACTCCGACAAGGACTTGTAAGCCTCGGGGTAGCACTCCATCATCCTGTCGATGAGTGTTGCGATGATGTCCTTCTTGGACTCATCCAGCTTCTCGTTCCGTCCATCTGATGTGATGTACCAGACCTCTCCGTCTATCGTATAGAACTCCAATCCTTCCATATCAATCTTCCCAGAGGTCTTCGACTGGAATACCAGTCTTCCGTGACAAAATCTCGATGTGACTCTTGTTCTGCGGCTTCATCCCGTAGATAACCCAGTTGCGGACGGTTGCAGCCGAGACACCAGCCTCGATGGCCACCTCATTCACGAAGTCGGTCTTCGGATGGCTCGCATCGGGTAATTGCGAATAATAGCCCTTGAGGGTCATTTTTCGCACTTTTTCTGATTTTTCTGCGTTACTTTCAATCATTTTTCGTAATTTTGCATTGTTATTATAAAAAGGTAATGCAAAGGTAGTCATTTTTTTGCGAATATCCTAAGAATATCCGTAGAAAATGCTATTTGGTAAGAAAATTTAACATTTATGGGCATTAAAGACAGGCTAAACGCCTTTTTGGAGGCAAAGAAACTCAAGCCGTCTGCATTTGAACGCAAGTGCGGACTATCCAATGGCTTCTGCAGTAAGGTAAACGACAACATCACCGATGGTTCCCTCGGACTGATCGAAAAGGGCTTCCCAGAGCTGAACATCAACTGGCTAAAGACTGGTTTCGGGGAAATGCTCATCGAGCCAGACTTAGAATATCCTAATTCCGATGAGGGGAACAACATGCTTGCGATGGTGCGCATGATGCAGGACTTCATCCAACTCGGCAAGAAGAACGCTGATGCCAACCTCATGAACGCAGAGGCCAACAAGCTCAACGCGCAGAACCTCGAAAGGCTCATCACGCTCCTGGAACACAAATTCGACTGAATATGGCAATGAGCATTTCTCCCGAAGGGGTGGCCATCACCGAGCGCTTCTTCAAGGCCATCGATCTCCTCACCGAGGCGAACTACTTTCGTGGACTCCAGACGTTCACGGCCAGGTACGGACTCAACAGGCGAAACCTCCAGCATACCAAGGCGAGCCCTCAGAACACCGTACTCAAACCCGACGTGCTGGCCCTTCTCGTCCGTGACTACAACGTGTCCGCTGAGTGGCTGCTGACAGGGATGGGGTCTGTGTTCAAGGACGGGACGAACAAACCCGAGCCTGTGGTTTGGAAAAACAAAAGCCGCCAACCCAAGGCTGACGGCTCTGCTGTCTGATGTCATAACAGTCTTCGTTTCTTGTTCACCCTGTCGATGATGAACTGCCGTGCCTCTCTGAGGGTGGGGAACGGCTTTGACAGGTTCTCGCTGTTGTTGAACACTCTGAAACCCTTCTCGTAGATGGAGGCGCTTATCGAATATCCATGAAAGCGTACCACGCATCCCGTAGGCTTCTCCCCTTCGTAGGCCGGGCCATACGGGTACAGGTGCGGATAATGGATAATCACTGCATTCCTGTTCGTCTCAAAATCAAAGATAGTTTGTGCCATACTAAACGCTTGCCCTCCAAAACCTGACGATCTCCAGACCTGTGTAGAACTTCCTGTTATTCGACTTGCGGTGCTGACAGCTGATTCCTGTCGGTCCCGTGTTCGTGTGCCTGCGCAGCGTGTTCCTGTGGATGCCCAAGATTTCCGCTGCCTCTCCGATGCCGTATCTTGCGGTAGGGGAGACCTTCGGTTCCTCGCTGACCATACTACTCGTCCTCCATTGGAACATACTTGACCACATGGTATGCAGCTGCTACGAAGTTCACCAGCGCTAAGATAGCGAACGGCAGGCTCTCGCCACTGATACCCAACACTACAAACGACAGACTGAACCAGACCGAAATGAGTTTCTGCCTGACTGTCATCTTGTCCCATTGTACTGACTTCTTGCAAAGGGAACACATACTTGTTTCTTTCATTGCTCTTGCCATTTAGATGATTATTACCAATACCTGCAGCACCGCCACAGGTAGTCTTGAAACTCCTCTTCCTTTCTCGCCTCCTCCTCGGCCCTCGTCTGAACCGACCACCAGTCCGGCAGCATGCCAGCGATGGTGGCCTCCAGAGTAGGCGACTCATGCTCGTTATCCGAATGGCAGACAGACACCTCACAGGTGCCGTCCCTCTTCACGAAAACCTTAATCCATCCGTCATGGTATTCTACGTTGACTGACACCCAGTTCTCGGACAGGCATTCGTCGTAGATTGCCTGCTCGATCTTTTCGACTATTGCATCGAGGAAAGCCTTTCTTGATGGCTTTTTCTTAATTTCCGATAAATTTTCAGCCTTTCGCATAACTTTTCTCCGACTTTTCTTGGTGCGCACGTACATTTTATGTATCTTTGCACCGTTGTTTATAAAGGATAGTGCAAAGGTACAAAGAAAAATCGGAATATCCTAAGAATATCCTAAGAATTTTCTATCTGAGTGCTATTTTTAACATTTGGACGGCAAAAATGCCTCCAAACTCTCTTTGAAATGCTGAAAAGCTGTAAGTAGTCAAAATTTACAACCACGAGGGGTGGCGAAGCCGAAAAACGTGCAAATAGCGTGCAAGTCAAAACAAGGCTTTCCGCAACTCCCTCATAAATAATGAGTTACAGGACGAGGATGCACGCCTGGAAAGCGTGTAAACGACGAAATCGTTTCGGGGGTTCGAATCCCCCTCTCTCCGCGAAAACCCCGATAAACAAAGGGATTGCGAACGTTCACCTTCGGGGTGGACGTTTTCCGTTTCTGCACAACTTTGCACCATTTTGACCTGTTCCGCACCTAAAAACGTGCAAATAACGTGCAAATGAAAATGGCTCAAAACGGCCTGTACAAAGGGGTTTCTGAACTTCAACGTGCAAAAAACGTGCAAATGACATGGCAACGACGAAACTTTATCTCGACACCAGGGCCATCAAGCATGGCGAAGCCGCGCCTCTGAAGGTGAGGATAACCAAGCATGGAGTGGCCGCTTTCATTTCCCTCGACATTCGCATCCTGCCCAGCCAGTGGGACAGGGAGCACGGTCGCGTCAAGGACAATCCCAACAAGGCTTCGCTCAATGCCTACATTCAGTCGCAGAAGCAGAAGATTGACAACCTTCTGCTCAGAATGACCACGGACGGGGAACTCGTCAAGAAGACTGCCGTGCAGATCAAGAACGCTATCCTCGAAAAGCTCGACCCCGAGTCCGGCAATGGTAGCCTGTTCCTTGCTCGCTTCAAGGGCTACATGGACTCTCGCAAGAAGAAGCGCACAAGGGAAATCTACTACGAGACCTACAAGAGGCTCCAGCAGTACGACAGCAAGATTGCCACCCTTGCCTTTGATGAAATCAACAAGGACTGGCTGACGAAGTTCGACACGTTCCTCATGCAGTACGAGCCGTCTCAGAACTCCAGGAGCATCCACTTCCGAAATATCCGTGCCGTGTTCAACGATGCCATCGACAATGACATCACGTCCAACTACCCGTTCCGCAAGTTCATGGTGCGTCCGATTCCCACTATCAAGCGTGCCTACACCGTAGAACGTCTGAGGGAGCTGTTCAACTACCCTGTATTGCCTCATCAGCAAAAGTATGTGGATTTGTTTAAGCTGGTCTTTTATCTCATCGGAATCAATCTTGTTGACCTCTGTGACCTCACGGAAGTCGTTGATGGTAGGATTGTGTATAGCCGCTCCAAGACCTACCGCCCATACTCCATCAAGGTAGAACCCGAGGCACAGGCCATCATCGACAAGTACGTGGGAGCGAAGAGCCTGCTCTCTCTCGCGGACAACTATAAGGATGCCCATACCTTCACAAGCAGTGTCAACCGTGCCCTCAAGCAGATCGGCACCCGTGAGCATGTCATCGTGGATGGAAAGAAGCAGCTCGTCTATCATCCTGCCTTTCCGGACCTGTCAATCTATGTGGCCAGACACTCATGGGCTACCATCGCCAACGAACTTGACATACCACGCGAAACGATAACTGCTGCCTTGGGCCATTCGTATGGCAACAAGACAACAGCTATCTATATCGCTACTGACTACCGCAAGGTTGACGAAGCCAACCGCAAGGTCATAGACTACGTTCTCGGGCTTTAGGTTTGCCGTACCTCCTATGAGCTTCCTTTCGTGCCCATTCG